GGTGTAAGTCCACCATCCAAATTACCACTCAGAGCAATATTAATGCCAGGAACTGGTGTGTGGATCATATCCTTTTTATTAAAGATCTTTGAATCCGTAAGTGTGGAAGTAAAATCAACTGTGCTATTTTTAATAAGACGAGAACGTAAATCGTTCATAATTTCTCCAATATATCTGCAATAATGAATTATATATTAGTCAATGTCAACTGTCAACCAAAACATTGATCTTTCCAATAAACTCATCAATTTTCTTGATTCTATCTTTACCATTCCATTTAATAATATCCTTTTCAGGATTTTGCTTTAAATTTTTTAAGAATGGTAAAATCATAGCCCTAAGCTTTTCGAGCTTTTCGGTTGCGGTATCAATTTCAGCTGTAAGTTCAGTAGAATCTGCAAATGAGAATCCAAAGTCATGCTCTTGCATTTTTATTTCCTTATATTCACAATTTGGTTCACATTCACGATATAATCCACATGGGCATCCAGCGCCATAATCGTACTTAGCCAAAGAACGACTCCAATGTGCTACGCTTTTCTACATCCCAACCAATAATTTCTACAATGCCCTTGATTGGTTCTAGAAAAGACTTGTTAAACTGAGAATCATAGTCAATATATTTTGTGAAATCAAGTTCCTCAGGTAGTTCATCAGGAACAGAAATAACGTGCTCCATAAGTGGATTTGGTAATTTCAGATAGGCAAACTTGATTTTGTCACCATCACCAATGAGTTGATATTTCTTATCAAGCTCACGTTTTTTAATCAAGTTATTATAAAGTAGAGCACCCTTTACATGAATTGGAGTGCCTTTAGAATAGATAGTATTACGATCATGATACTTTTCCATCCCATTCATACCACGTGGAAATGCAACATCCTCAAATGGAAGTTTCATGAAATCATTCCTAAACCTATCAATGAATTGATGTAGAGTTTCCTCATCATTATTCATAATAATACTGAGACACTTTTTAATGTGTGCTCGGCATACTTTAGGAGTAGAGGATCGAACGGCTTCAATACCTTGAATTTTAAGTTGTGGTTCAGTAAATTGAACACCCTCAATATTCCAGGCATTTAGAATGTACATCTTTGCTGCTTTCCAGATACCCTTATCAGCAATTGTTTCACGCTTCATAAACATCTTTTTATCATAGGAATGCATGTAATCTGCTAAATCATCAAAAGATTTTTTAATTACATTTTGAATCTTTGTATTGCAAAACTTATCTAACACTTCTACAATTTTTAGAGGATCGGCGACCCCTAGAATATTTACTAGTGGTTCCATATTAATATAGAGTGAGTCTGTGTCGGATGCAATCACATAATCAACTGCTTTGGTTTTAAGAACGGTGTTAAGATATTCATTGATATATCGTTCAACCCACTGAATAGCAAGCTGACCAGAGGAAGTGATAGCCTCTGCCATATCAAAATCGAACCAACGGAAATATTGATTTGATAGAGCACCATAGAAACTGTTCAATTGGATCTTTTTTGCAAGCTGTAGATTATGATATCTAGCAACTTCATTAGTAGTCATTTTTCGTTCCAGAGAGTCTAGAGCAGTAGTCTCTAGTTTCTTTTTGGCTTCAAGCATTTTGTCTTTATACTTGGCACGATCATTAAACATCTTTTCCATAAGTGCTGGTGCAAAACCCTGCTTTTGCTTGGTAAATTTTACACCATTTGCCGCATATGAATATCCATGATCTTCTACAACTGCATGACCACTAATTAAGGAATTAAGAACAGGCCAATATTGTTCACGCCCAACCTTAGTCTCTGGTGAGATATTATAGTGCATGATAAGATGTGGGTAAAGTGAAGTCAAGTCAAAAGAAACCACCCAACGATACATACCAGGCTTAATTTCCTTAACGTGACCACCCATAAGTTGCACATCATTTGTTTTTTTACTAAACTGAGGAACAACAATACACCGATCCATAAGATAATTATGAACAATAATATCCCATGGCTTCACTGTGGTCATGGTATCAACATAGTTGACTTTAGCATCATATGCAAAAGCCATGACTAATTCAATGAACCCAAGCTTTTCCTCAAAGCGATCAATCAGTGCTGTGTCCTGAATGTTATAATCAAAGAATAGTTCCGGATTGCGTTGATATAGATCCTCTAGTGATTCATAACCCATGGACTTATAATCCACCTTGCGCTCACCAAGAACCACTTCAGCAATGTTATCAAGCTTATAGCTTTCCTCATTACCAAATGAAAACTTCTTGTATAATTGAAGATAGTCTAGAACGTTGATGCCGGCAGGAGTGTAGGTAGTATTTTCCTTACCATGTGAAACAATTTTACGTTCCTCAAGGATTCCCCATGGAGATAGTTTTTTAGCTTGTTCCTTGCCTAGGATATTTGTAATCCTATTCACAAGGTAGGGAATATCAAAGAACTCAATATTCCATCCAGTAAGAACATCAGGGAGGAATCGACCAGATTGCCAAACATGTAGGAACTTATCCAATAGTTCCCACTCATCCTTACAATGAATATAAGTAATTTTATCTGATTTTGGCTTATAAGGCTTCAGACCAAATACGATCATTTCACCACGACGTGAAATTGTAATAGCAGTTACTTCTTTATCTGCGGTTTCAATATTTGGAAATCCATCATCACTACGTGTTTCAATATCAAGAGAGATGATATTGATTTTGGATGAATCATAGTTGATTTCACCACGATAATTATCGTAGATATAGAGATATGGAAAATTGGATAACCCATGGATTTCCATATTATCCACACCATCGTATCGCTTTAGAAATTCACGGGTATCAGAAATAGAGTCGAACTCTAGTTTTTCGACAGGTTTACCATCTAGAGTTCGAAACTCGGTGCGTGATTCTTTCCTAGCTGGAATAAAGAGATAGGGTTTGTAATTAACAATTTCCGCAAAGCGGCGCCCATTACGATAGCCACGAACAAATACACGATCACCACGGCTAAAGACATTAGTATAAAAAACCGACATATGCTTCTCCAGGAATACCAAGAGTAATATTATTACACCCTATCCCAAATGTCAACCCAAAAGAGTCATACCATAATGGAAAAGATGTTCTCTTTCAGCTAGACCAATAGTACCACCATTAATCTTTTTAGTGACGGTAAGTACATCTGAATTATCTGCCCATTGGTTAAGATTATTTTTATTCCAATACCAGCCAGCCGACATGGTAGCACCTTCGGGTGTGGAAAGATATTCAACCGCTTCATCAATACTCATACCCATATCTGAAGCAAAAGAAGCATAGTTATTGCGACCAGTGAGCTGAATCAAACCACGCCCACGATACTTATAACCATCACCAGATGCTTCATTGCCATTGCCCATTCTACTAGCGTAGACTCTATTAGCAATCTTTTCTGGATTATGAGCATAGGTTGAGGTATTTACATCTTTAAAATATTTTGGAAATACAACCGCTAATCTTTCAGCCCTATAGTTTAAATTCTCTTGAATAACACTAAGACCACCTGATTCATGCCCAACTTGAGCAAGAAACATTGCAATTCTTTCTGTTGTGTTGATTTCAAATTTACCACATACTTCATTCAGTGGATCAACATATGTTTCTAGAACTAATGCCTTGGTTCTCGGAAACATTCCTTGTAGCAATTCTAATGTAATCATTATTTTCTCCTAAAAAATAAAGGGGCAATAAATGCCCCAGTATTTAGATGTTATGTGGTGTTTGTTTAGACTCTAGTTCACGTCTAATTGCTTTAGCTTCTCTATTATCTACTGTTGGCTTAACATTTAAAGATTCAGTGTAAATTGTAAATAATTCGAATAGTTTATAAATCATGTTAACCTTCCTTAGCTTTGTAATATGCCCTAATTGCAAAATAGTCAATTTGGCATCTAGATATACCAATATCTGCTAAACTTCTGTTTGATAAGCGACCCAGGTCATTATGGACACTGTAATACGCATTAATAGCACGGAGTCGCCTAACAAGGCGACCCCAAATATTTTTAATCATTTTTTTCTCTTATTCTTTTGTTTTTTGCTCGGTTTTTTCAACCACTTCAATATTTTTTACATTTGGTTTTTGTGTTATGGTATCTAGCCAGACACGAAGCATGCCATTAATAAGTTCAGCATTTTGAATCTCAACATTATCAGCTAGAGTGAATGCACGAGCAAAATTACGTGCAGCAATGCCTTGGTATAGATATTGCGTTCCCTCTTTATCTTTTGTGTTTAAAGAAGTGTTACCCTTAATTAAGAGTTTATTATCTTCTAAAGTAATCTCAAGATCCTGTTTGCCAAATCCAGCAACAGCCATCTCGATGACATACTTATTGTCTTGAATCTTTTTGATATTGTAAGGTGGGAAATTAGACATTGCTGTATTGGCGACAAATGCCGCACCATCCACCATTTTTTTCATCATAGTATCAACGCCTACAAAATAGCGGTCAATATTAGATGTGTCGAAATTATAAGTTTTCCATAAGGTCATGTGATACCTCCTAAAAGCAAGGTTATTGATATTTGGATCCCATAAGGCAATCCAAGATTATTTATACACCACAATCAACATTTGTCAACAATTAGTGAAAAGTATTTTCACTTTTTTCTTTTGTTGTTATATAAACACTATTTTCTTCAGGATCATAAATATAGATCGGTGTTAATCCAGCTTCTTTGAATAGTTCACCAATGCTCAACAAATGGGCATATGAGCTTCCATACTCAAATTCTTCAGATGCTAACTTTACAAAATCTTCTTCTAAAATATACATTTAAGTTCCTAAGGAAAAAAATATGCTAGGGATATTCAGCGGAAGCAAAATAGTAATATATGTTTTTATAGCAATTACTCTAATTGGATCAGGTTGTGGTATTTATTATGCTTGGAAAAGAGATATAGAGCGCCAAGCACTAATGGATTTTAATCAAAAACAAATGGAGCAATCACTTAAAGATCAACAAGACTTCTTGGAAAAACAAGAAAAAATATCAAAAGTACAACAAGAAGCAGCACGGGATCTTTTAGAAGAAAATCAAAAAATATCAAGAAAACTTGAATCAGTGTCCACTTATCTAGGATCAACTGATGCTAAAAGAAATGATAGACCTGCTTCTGATATTCTTAAAAATACAGTTGAGGGACTTGCAAAGTCTTTGGAGAAGAATAAATGAGAATCCTATTAGCTGCTATTGTTATATTTTTATCTGGTTGTGCTTCTGAACCACAACAGTTCATTACTAAACAAAAACAACTAGTTGTATTACCAGATGAAAAAATGTATAGATGCCCAACAATAGCATTATTTCCAAATTCACAAACACTCACAGATATTCAAGTAGCAAAGCTTTTAATTCAACTACACACCAATAATTTAGAATGTAAAAATAGCTTAACGGCCGTCAAAGCTTTCCTTGAGAAAGCCAAGACGACCGCTGAAGCTAATGAAGAGTTGGATTAAGCAGCATTCTTCCAGGAACCCACAGTAACCCAACGCCAACCAGAATAATAACCTAGAAGCCAAGTGTGAGTTGTAATATCATAGCGAGTAATCATCTTCACGTTAGACATATCAATTAATCTCCTCAATTACGGGCTTACCAATTAGATTGACTCGAGTCAGACTACGGATAAAGGTATGGGCCGCATCAAACGACTTAAATTTCATTGAGTTCTCAACAACATAACCATAGTCTGGTGATGTCGAGTCAGTGATCTTTTGGGTAAAGGTCACTAGAAATTGGTTGTTTTTAGCGGTAGCCATTAGATATATCCTTTTATCCTCAATGAGATTATACCAGACTTTAAGAAAAAGTCAATATTTTATTTAGGAGTTTTTTAGAGATTTTTACGCATTTCCTCTAAAATATTATCCATAGGCATTGGTACATAATCAATGACCTCTACTGATACATTCTTATAGAGTGGATCAGAAAGAGAATTGCAGTGCACATGCCCATGAACATTCCCAAGTGCCCACCGCGGTAGCATTGTAGGATGAACCGGAATATGTGTTAGCACCAATGAATCAAACTTCACTGATCCATGAACACGCTTGAAGTGCTTCAAGAAGTCAGTGGTCTCAAAGATATCATGATTGCCTAAGACCAGTTCCTTCTTGCCGTTCAAGCGATCAACTAGATTTAGATAACGTCGATTGATTACAACATCACCAAGATGATAAACCTTATCATTTGGTGCCACGATATGATTCCAGCGATTGATCATATCTTCATTCATCACGTCAACATCTTCCCAGTTTGGGCGAACACGTGAACCATCCTCATTTAGAAACTTGAGAATGTTAGCATGCCCAAAATGGGTATCACTGATAACAAAAGTTGTGCTCACGGTCGTCGACTCCTACTTCCCATAGTTTTAATATCCATTCCATCAGTCACATACACAAGACCACCCTTATTATAAGCAATCTCGGTACGCTTAGCTTTTTCAAGAATCTTACGTTGAACCGCTACAGATTCTTTATAGAGATTGCTCATAATGGACCTATCCCGCCCACCATCAACAATTGTGTTTGAAAGTTGAACTTTTTCTGTTTTATAAGAAGGCAAAGTAGTCTTGGCTTTTGGCTTGTGCTTCAGTTGTTCTGGATGAACACCATTACGCTTAAGCCAAGCCTCATGTTCTGCTTTAGCCTGAAGTTGTTTAGCAGAGGGTTTAGACTTAGTTGAACCGATATTATTGATATGCGGTTTAAGCAACTGCATCTTTTAGTTCCCATATAATGGGAGTTTTAATCCCATGATTAATGAAGGTTATCGTATGATAAGTATCATCTGCAATTGTTCTTGTCAATGATGTTTTGATTTTAGAATAAACAATGTCATATGCAGAATCCCACAAATCATCTCTAACTTCAATATTAGTATACAGCATCAATCTTGCCAATCACGATGAGCTGGCTTAACACGGCGCATCTTCTTAAGCTTCTTGTGCTTACTTGCGGTAGGTCTGTGGCTGAAGAACCACGAATCACAATTAAAGCAACAAAAAGTCTTTCCCTTACCCTTATTATGATAGGCTGTGGTACGAGTGATGCTTTGCTTTTCACAATTACATTGCATATTATTACCCATGGTCATCTAAATTATATAATCCTATTCTAACAAACTCATCATGTGGAAATAATATTCCAAAAAGAATAGAGTCTGTAGCAGCAAGAACATCTAATGAATATCCATACTCACAAACTTCATTAGTTTTATCATAAACCCAGTTCCACAAATCATCTCTAACTTCATCCCTCACATTATTCATGACTTAACGATAGTGCCTATAATAGCGGGGACGATAATATGGATTATATGAATTATAGTTATAGTAAGGTTGAGGGATATAAACAGGTCGTGGAACATAAATCACGGACGATGACGTATATGGTGCACCATATACGTCATCGACGGGCACAGCGACACACCCAGCAAGAGTGACAGAGATGGTTAGGAGTGATAGAGCTTTTAGCATAAGATTATTCCATAGGTTATGGATTATATATACACCAACTTGGAATTAAAGTCAACGCATACTATCAATGAGATCAAGAATAGGTTGCTCTAGAGCATCTACCATTTCACGTACATGGATAAGAATCTCTTCATATCCACAGCTGTGCCCTCGATCATAAGCCATCCAGCTGATTGCATTTCTAAGCTGGTACGGAAGGCGCTCAAGGATCTCTGCTTCCTTCTGTTCAAACTCATCTTGAGTCATTCTTAGTCACCCTTACGGTTCAATTCCCATTGTCAAAAGATCACGCACCCAATCATGTGCTATAGTTTTGGCAAAGTTAAGAGTCATGCTCTCACCCACCTCCTTACCTTTCCACAAGATTTGGTAACGATGGCCATCTTCCCAATCAGCCCGGAGACGAATTGTCAGCTCGGTGGTGGGTAGTGTAATCTCACCAGGCCGCACAACTTTCCATTCAGTTTGTGGATTAAAAGAGTTCATCACTTGCCCTGATTGCATAGGTTACAGATGCGCACCGCAGCATCAGAAGCCTCTGTGAGTGAGTCAAACCGCTCACACACCGTTGTGCCAAGGGTAAGAAGGATTTGCAACTCTACATGTGTGCTATGAATCACAATATTCATGGTGGCTACAAGATCACTCCGCACAAATACAGTGGGATTGTGGCGGGCAACGGGAATCAGTCTATTCATATCATTATCCTTCTTTTCCATATCGGTCACCTTGTTCATAGTCATTTTATAATCCAACCTGGGATTAAAGTCAACCCCTGATTAGGGCTGGTTTGCCATATAAGCCAGTTCGGCTTCAGCCGCCTCGAGTGCCATGGCAACATTCTGCTCGTGCCCGAAGTCATCAAAGCGAGTCAGCTGAGTCAGGGCAGCAGCATAGACCCGCTCCGCTCGAACGACCGCAGTGATCCGCTGATCAGCCGGGAGCATCTTAACGAATTGGATCATCAGTGGGGTGGCTTTGAGCATCTTCCGTTCCTCATTCATCATAGTCTCTTTATACCACCAGGATGGATAAAAGTCAACCGTAAGGATATCAATGGGTTAGGGCTAAGTGATTGAAAAGATTATCAAAAAAATCTGCATATTTCTTATATTTTTTTTAAGCCTAATCATATCAATCACTTAGCTAAGAATACGTCTGAGATCGTGCTAAGTGATCCTAGCGGTATGATAACCCATCCACAGTGGCTTAGGTCGGGTAGGGACGTTTTTAGAACCTAACCCATTGAAAAGATTAGACATCTTGGAAAGCCTAACCCATTGAAAAGATTAGGTTTTGGTTCCAAGTAAGGGTTGATGCCCAAAAAAGTTGCGGATCACCGAAAAAAATTTTGGTAATCTTTTCAATGGGTTAGAACCAATTCATGGCTAACCTATTGATTTTGTTGGGGTTGACTTTTAAAGCATGTGATGGTATAAAGGGACTATGATGAATGAGGGTTAAAGATGACCGACAACGATAAGCTGATCTTTGATACGATCCGCGGCACACTCACTGATAACGAAAGGGTGCTTTTTGACCGTGTGATGCAGCGGGAAGCATACTGCCGCGGCAGCATCGGACAGCTCGTGGCTGAAGCTCTCCGGCGCCGTGAAAAGCTCGACCTTTTACCTGACCATGGTTGACTTTAATCCCAGATTGGATTATAACCAGACTATGATGAATGAGGGTCTAAAGATGATCTGCAAGCTGTTTGGTTTTTTCCGTAAGCCTGCCCCGATGAAGACCTACAGGGTTACGCTGACCTTTGTATACCCTACGGATGATCCGGGTCCGCACGTCAACAAGGCTGTATACCCTCCGGTGCAGGCCCGCAATGTGCTGGATGCCATTCAGAAGGCCTTTGACATGGAGCGCAGCACCGACGGATATTATGTGGAGGGCTACACCAGCGTGCACGCAGACGTGGAAGAAATTTCTGGTTGACTTTAATCCCAGGTTGGATTATAACCAGACTATGATCAATTGAGGGTATCATGCAAGTATCAGTCTGTAAGTGCCCACCCAAGCTCTCGTCCGACATGGTAACCGAAGCGGTTCGGTTCTATGCATCAATGCTCATGAACCGTCAGCTTGTCAAGAACTTGACTGTCGACGTCTTTTTCAAGGGTGAGGGTGTGGATGGTCAATGTGATTCGGACGAAATTGCTCGCCCTCGTGAGTTCAATTTGCATATCAACCCGAAGCGTTCGGTTAAGGATATGCTGATTGCACTGGCTCATGAGATGGTCCATGTGAAGCAGTACGCCACCGGTGAGTCAAGGCAATATGAGCGCACGCCATACGTGACTAAGTTTCGTGGCGTGATGGTAAATACCAATACCATGGACTATTGGGATCTACCGTGGGAAATCGAAGCATTCGGGCGTGAACTTGGTCTTTACGTTCGATTCATGGAGCACTGGAAGAATGTCAAAGCGAAAGCAGATAAAACGTAACCCTATGGCTAGGGTTCTTATTGACCCGAAGTTTCATAAAAGGGTTGTTAAGAGCAAAAAGCTCTATTCACGAAAAAATGTCAAGGCGCCGAAAGAACCCTTGACATTTTTTGTGAGTATGGTATAATCGGTACGTAATCTAGGAGAGCAACATGCCTCGTGGTCGCCCTAAGGGTTCTAAGAACAAGTCTAAGATCGATGCGGTTAACCCAGCTCCAGTGGAGAAGGAAGTAATTGCTCGTCAGAAGGCTCATGCCAAACGGCATCCCAAGGAAGTTCAAAAGGCTGATGAATATGCTGCAACCCTAACATCTAATGTAGCGCCAGCTATTCCAGCCAAGCGTGCATTCTTTGATAACTCCAGGTTTCTTCTTCCTGAAATGCTGACCGAGCGCAAGAAGCCAGTGGTTGTGCCATCTGGCATTCGTCGTGTTTCATTCTCCAGTTTTGATATCCCAAATTGTCATCGCTTTGCTAAGATGCTTATGACCAAATATGGTTACACTGATCCTTCCATGCCTAAGCCTAAGAAAGATGGTAGTGGATGGTATACGTTTGAAATTACTGAACCTGTAGGTAGTAAAAATGTCGACTAAATTTGTTAAATGGAAACCTACTCGAAACACAGAACGTGGTGCAATTAAGCGCTTTGGTGAGGAATGGATTGTGCAATCCCATTTCTTAGACACATCTAAACTTCTTATTGTTCCTAAGGATGATCCTAAAGCTGATATGCGCTGGATTACACATGAGCAAGTCATCAGCCAACGTTGGGAACTGGAGCCAATTTAATGAAGCAAGTCTTGGGTCAAGTCAGGGTTCAAGTCAGGGTTCAAGTCATGGATCAAGTCGAGGTTCAAGTCATGGATCAAGTCATGGATCAAGTCGGGGATCAAGTCGGGGATCAAGTATGGATTCAAGTCTTGGATCAAGTCTGGGATCAAATCTTGGATCAAAACTTATAATTAAAACGGATAATAAAATGTATATTAGGCGTGATTATCTTTACACTCGGTGCACATTTGATGAGTACTATAGTCAATTTGTAACACCAGAAGTGCTTTCTTATGTTGACTCTAAGCTTGGAAATGATATTATCCTATCTAAGGATGAAACCTTCAAGGATATTGAACTTAGTAAATGGGATAAGCTAGTGTATAATCTCAAGCCTCTAATTTGTGACCAACTCCTAATAGAAGCTCAAGAAGGTTGGTCATTAATGACTGGTGTATGTATTGTAAAACAGGCTGCACGGATCATATGGAGGAAAAACAATAATGCGCTTGGAATTCAGTGATGTAATTACTTGGATTTTGGTTTTTGCTTTTCTAATTTTTGTGTTTTTGGTGTTGTGATGAAAATTGTAGCTAAAAATCCAATGTGGGATAGAAAGCATTTGTGCTTCTTTCATATTGATCAATATGATACTTTCTATGGTGAACTTCTACCCATACCAACCTGGGCTGAAGCAGATTCATTGTGCATTACGGCTGATATTCCATCCAAGATGCGCATCATCCCCAAAAGATTAATTGTTTCTATTGATGATACGACACAAAAGCCTGTAGTTGCTAAGCCAATAAACCCCATCAAAACATTTAATGTAAAGGGCTCCAAAGGAGAAATTTACACCGTTACAATTGACGGTAAACATAGCACATGTACGTGCACTGGATTTGGTTTCAGGCGTACATGCAAACACATTAAGGAAGCATCATGAATTTTACACGAGAAGAACTAGAAGATATCTGGAACAATAAGCCTTATGGCTACTTTACAGATCTTCGAAAAAAGAAAGATTTAAGTAAATACAGAAAGTATGTCATTGAAGCTAAGGTTCTTAAGAATTGTGGAACTAAAACAATCACTGTGCATGACACAAAAGAAAATGGTGTTATGGTCCAAAATGCAAGAAATGTTCTTCGAAAACAAATCTTAGATGAGTTTGGTGAATATGTAACTGTCAATTATAGAATCTTATCAGAATAGTCTATAATATAAAAAAACCCATGTGTCTGATTATAAATATCAGGTTCACATGGGTTTTTCGTATGGAGAAGAAATGAATTTTGATCTTGAACCAGAATGGATAGTAACTTCACCCGGTGTTTTAAATTTAAACACAACTGAGGTATCAATAGCATATCAACCAAATTATGGTGTTTATTTTATAATGTGGAAAGATAAAGTTGTAAATTCAAAAGGGATGCATTTTTCTCTGGATTCAGCAAAGGAAACCGCTTTATTATATATACATGATTTGCTTCGTATGGGATATGAACCATAAAAATAAAGGGAGAACCTAGGTTCTCCCTTTTTAGTTTAGCTATTTGAATTGTTCCTAATTTCCTCAAAAGTCATATCACGGATTAGTTTACCATTAAGGTAAACGGTTTCAAGTCCATGTTTCCAACCATTGAGTAATTCAGGTGTTGTTTCACTTGTGGCAAATTTATTATCTTTACGCCACAGTTCAAGTAGACCTGCTTTGCTTTTCTTACCTGAATCGGTAATAGGATCCTTTAGAACTTTTCTCCAATCATGTTTACCGATTCGCACAGCAGAGCATTTCATTGCAAATTTCTGTGTATCCCTATTCACCTGTTGAAGAAGAGCACCACCCATACCAAAAGCAATATTATCAGCAGAGTAGCCGTTATTATCAAAGACAGTAAGGATATCCTTGACTGTGTTATAATTGACCCCATCACCCTGGATTAATCTAACATTATTCAGGACTCGGTATCCCTTATCATTTACTGTAGAGCCAAATTTCTTATCTAGGAGCTGAATAAGTTTACAATTTACAGCAACCGGTTCACCAGAATCTGGTCGAATAACCAGAGTAGCACCAGAGTCGATGATCTTTTGTTTCAGCTCACCACCCCAGAGATTTTCTGCTGCATTGAATACATCATAACTATCACTCACAACAGCAAGAATAGCACCAGGCTTGGCAAACTTATTCAGCATATTTTCATATGCTTTTACTTCATATGGGCGACCCCAACTAGTAATTGTGCTGTGTTCTGCGGCTGGAATAGAGAAACCAGCAATGCCTGCATTATAATGCTCACGAGCCCAAAGAATACCCGCAATGGTATCAGTACCCATGAAATTAATTAGATGCGCAGCACCACCAATTCCAGCGGATTCTTGACTTGAAACACCACGTGCACCGAAGTCATGAAGTTTAAAGCTAAGTCCAGCAGGATCACCATTCTTTTCTAAGAATCCTTTAATTAGATTCTTGATGGCTTTGCTGTTGGTTGCTACAGTTGTAGGATACCAAATTGCACGAAGCAGAGCTGTTTCCAAATGTGTTGTCAACCAAAAACAATTTGGATCTGTATTTTCAATAGTAAGTAGAACATTACTTACAGGAACAATAGTACCTTCTGGAACTGCACGGATATGGACTGGTAGTTTACCACCGTGGTTGGTAACAATATATTCCCAACCAACACGATTAAATGGTTCACCATGGGCTTGCATAATTTCTTCTGCTAGATCAATGTCTGCCATTGTCACCGGCGTTAGAAGATAATCTTTAATGAAACCCTGTAGACCAAAGAATAAAGTTTCTAGATGTTCACCACCTCGTGATTCAATGTAGCTGTGAACAATTTCAGTCCCTTCTGGGTATTGTTCAAACATTGAAACTTTATAGCTGTCAACATTAAGTAGAATATTTTTTAGAATAGTCATTAGATAAACTCCTTATCTTATTTCTTAAGTTTGGTAAAAGCTGGCATTGGCATAACACCAGTCATAGTAGAGATAATAGCAGCATGGTCATCATAGAGCTCATATGTATTAAGAGCATCAGTGAGTGGCACCCATTTACATAGTGCAGCATCATCGGCGCCATTTGCTCGTGGTAGAGAATAGTCTGGATTTGGACTGATCCTCATATAGACTGCTAATGTATTCCTTAGCAAGCCAAATGATCGAGACGGTGAATCAAAAAGTTGAGTCTTGACAATAGAGCCACGAAGAACTTTTTCTGGTACTCGAACATTTGTTTCTTCTTGAAGTTCACGAATAGCACAATCAAGAAAAGTTTCTTTATTATTTCTAAATCCACCTGGTAGAGCCCAACATCCAGCACCTGGAGCAAACTTACGTTGGATTAGAAGAACATGACCCTGACATTCTAGAACAGCATCAGAGCAGTTGAAGTTGAGAGTATCAGGGAATGGATAGTTTGCAAACAGTTCTTGTTCTTTCTTATAGAACAGATGATCTTGATAGACCGTTTCCGGCATACGCTTATCATGTTCTGCAAACATCTTTGCACGAATAGATGTAGCATTTACTGTATATTCGGCTTCAATATTTTTGAAGTTCCAATCTGGAAACCAGTTAAGATAGTCATTACCATCTTTTGTGTGACCAAAAAGAGTCGGTGGTGAATAGATGCCCCAATTCTTTTGGGTATACTCTACGCTTGCACGTACATCTGCCATCCACTGAGTATGGGAGTATTGATAGTCATTAAGGGGAAGAATGTCAATCAGATTGTCAATCTGTTCCCATTTTGAATGGAACATCTGAACTCGCTCTGAATAGGTCCATGGATTTTTAATGCTACGGCACTGATTAGCCGAACCGATAAGGACCAGAAGAAGGTCTACTTGCTTAGCGGCAACCTTGATTGCCTGAATATGACCTTCATGTAAGGGCTGAAAACGCCCAATGAATACGCCTAATGTTTTCATGTTCTTAACTCCTAAGAAACAATTTATATGTATATTATATACCACCTGTGGTGGTTGTCAATCAAAAAGTTTGGCACCAGTGCTAGGATTCGAACCCAGGACGCACGGTTTTGGAGACCGGCATGTTACCGCTACACCACACTGATAGTATTAAGTCTTTTTACACTCTATAATCTTATATTGAATTTCAGACTTATGCTTCTGAAATACGCTATTCATATGCTCAACCATATTTATCTCATCTCTGCAATCAGGGCTAGTGCTCTGTAGATTAATCGGGGAGCCCGTAGGAACCCCACCGATTAACATAGAGACAACAAGTACAATATTCATTAGAAATTGTACCTTTCAGCCATAAGGGTCTTCATCATCATTGCCTCTGGTGTAAACTGTTCTAGATCGGAAGCCAGAATAGACTTGAGGATAGATGGGCTGAAACCAGAGACTAGAGCCACACCATTCTCATTTTCCTTTACAGGAACATTGTCGTGTGAATTTAGATTCCAGAAAACAATCTTTGGCATTGTATAACCGGCATCTGTAAACTTGCGACGGAATGTTTCCATAGCAGAGCCATCAAAGCGAGCGCATTGATTAAACTGCATGTCTGAAAGAATAAGAAGAGTGGAAGGCATATCCTCCTGTGGCACATTACCATTGACTGCAGTGTGAAGGATTAGATCCATTGCGGCAACAATGTTGGTGCTCATAGCCCATGAAGATTTAATCATCTGATCAATCTTCTGTAGGATATTACCACGAAGAGTTAGTAGTTCTGGTTGACTAGAGAATGTAAGGAACATGTCCTTAAAGTCCCCAGTATTCTTATCAGCACAATACAGACCAAGAGAAACAGCCACATCAAGGCAAGATGTGGTGCTAGAACCACCAACTGGGCATGTCATGGATCCAGAAACGTCAACCAGAGGAAGAACGTTTGAACCATTCATATAGTTTGGTAGTGCTTCCCACTGAGCCCGAACAGCATTTAGTTCTGCTTGAGAGTACCCAGCTGAAGTCCGATAGTGACTAATCTTACCCTTGAGTACATCATAAGGATAGACTGCACCAGCATTGATCTTGACTTCTTCACGAACCTTAGGATCAGTGCTGACAAGCTTTGATGTCCATTCCTTATACTTGGTAGTATTACGGTTGAAGGCCTTCTTATAGCGAGCAGAAGCAACAGATGGGACATGATTGAAGTTGATAGAATCCCAATCTTTAGCGCACATCTGACTCTCAACAACAGAAGAGAGATTGACTAGAGTCTTACGGTACTGCTTAGGAGTGAAACCTAGAGCATTACGAAGTTCAATAGCAATTGGTCCCTTACGTGGCATCCACTTTGCAGCTAGACCATCACGTGTTGCAAGAGCACGTCGAACCATTCCAATAGCAATATTACGTGCTTCACCAGAAGTAGAGAATACGTCATCCCAACGCCCAAGTTCTGGTACACGAAGTACTAGACGAGAAGCCATATTTGGATCGTTATCAGAGACATATGCAAGAATAGAACGGAAAATTTCACGTTCACCTGCACCGGATCGAATATCACGAGCCCATAGAGCAATACGGCAAGCAAGTTCCTTATCTTGAACATATGCTGCGATAAAGTCTGGTAGGACATTCTTGCCACGTGAAGCACCGATCTTATAGAATAGATCAACGCATGGATTAGTTGTGCTCTTTAGAGCCTTCATACCGTTTGTGGTACGAGTAGTTTGATTGCGAGCAGCCTTAGCAAAAGCGTTCATAATATAGTTCCTTTCATTGACAGATTAACCGATCTGCAAGTTATCACACCTGCGCCCAGATCGTTGGGTTTTTGATATCACAAAAAGTGACTGGAGATTGTTTTTAGCGGAAGTTAATCTTAAGTAAGATAACAGAGTGACTTCTTCTCCGGGTTTAACCAGGCGGATTCGAAACCCTGGGTTGTCAATTTGACCGTAGTCTGTGACATTTTCATGAAAGCCCTCGTGAAAGGGCTAAAATGGGTTGCTGAATGGTCACTCTAAAATTTAACAGAATAGCATGCTTTTCCTGGCAATCCAGCCTCGCAACGGTCGAATCGAACGACCACGGTCCTTGTTCAAAAAGAAGATTTTTATGTTGCTGTAACTATTCTTTATTCTTAAGAGAATAACAGGATGTTGTTTTTTAGGTTGGATTTGAACCAACTACCAGGTGTTTTGAGGACACTTTGCTCTACCGATGAGCTACTATTTGGTTTGCTGAAAACATCCTTTAGATATCAGATTCGCTTTTTTGCAGTTTTGATTTACAGTTCAATTGCTTTTTGAATGCTGAAACGAATCTATAAGTTAGCGGGTTGGACTTGGTTGCTCTTGGATTATAGCTTTTGTAGGCTGAACCCAACCCTTATTCCTTAATTTATAAGCGTATTATATACCAGATTTATGTCAATGTCAATAGACTTTTTCCAGTAAAAAGCTTTTTTCTTTGCGCATATGACTTTCTCATTGGATGATAAGCCATAGCAGTAAATTGTCCAATATCAGACTCAAAGAAGTAAGCAAATGGGATCTTAGATATTTTAGCCTTAGATATCTCATTAAGAAGATCTTGATAATTCTCTAAAGCTAGTACACAAAAATGTTGCTTTTTAGCATCAGCTTTATGTTTTGAAACTTGTTGACCGAGCACCATAGCCACATGGGCAGCTTGAACAACTTGTTGAATTGGTGGTAAGTCTTGTCTTACAAGAATGTAAGCATAAGTTTTATCTTGCCATTCTTCTTTAAGAAGCTTTCTAGTAATCTCATTAAATGCTAGTTTTGAAACTTCATCAAGTTCATTATAAATGACCGACCGATTATTCCAAGCCAAAGCATCTAACAGAGACTGAAATGGTTTATTTCCACCGTTCAGCTTAGATTCTTTAGTGATTGGAGAAAATGATCGAAATAGAAGTGCTTTAGCAACTTCAAGCTTCTCATTAGATTTTGCAAAAATGGCTTTTGCAATACAATAAGCAGCTACATCATAATTCTGGATTTGCTTTAGATTAGCAAGATTTTTCCAAGTAGTAGTAATATTATCCATTTTAGTTCTCCTGTGGTATATTTCATAAAAAGTTAAGGTTCATGACAAATCCACGGGAGGCCCACGAATGGATTCTTGCTACGTTTCTTTTAGAATTACTTGTGTCATTGTTGATTCCCAGTAAAATGATTGGTGCAAATGCGGGGAATCGAACCCCGACTTCCGATTTTAGAGATCGCCCTGCTAACCGTTACATCACATTTGCATATTAAACGGATTGGTGTGTTTTTGTTTTTTCCAATAAAAACTTTTTTAGTTGCTGAAACAAATCCTTAATTGTATTATTAGATCTTAAACACACGCATTAGTTGAAGAGTAGAATGCCCTGTACCTGGCACTTCATCAAAAAGCATCCGATTATATGTAACTTCTTCATACTTTCTTGTTTGATAGTTATATCGCTGATATGTGGTAGGCTCAGTCTTGCCATTTGGCACACGCTTAATAATGGGATAAGAAACTCGAACGGATTGAATCTGCCCAGACTTATTCTTATTTACACCATTAAAAATGCCTTCTTCAAGTCGTGTACGTTTCCAAGAAGTTGCGGCAAAAACAACTTTATCTCCAGGCTTTACTTCCTGCTCAAAACTGTTATTAAAAGGCTCAACACAAAAAGTATTAATTCGACCTCGACTCATTTTTCACCTCATTCATTGTATAAGTGGATTATATATTAGGCTTTAGTGCTTGTCAACCATTATTTTGGTTCAAAGTATTTGGCTTCATCACCACATTTAAATATTCTAATAACGGCACAATAAGAATTGTAAGCACTTCGACCTGTAACTGAATCAATCTCCACAAATTTCGGATGACCACACTTAGAATACTTTTTAAATGGTATCCCTAAAATAGGAATATAAGACATAGGATCACGCTTTTCAAATTTACAATCTTTACAAAACTTCATATCTTCCATAATATATTTCCTTTTGAAGGATCAACCTACCTTTTATCCAGTTTTGTTCAAGATAAATTTCAAGTTGATCTTTTTTAATTTTTTTATTTTCAAAACCATTATTAATCCAGCAGGTATTAAACTGAGAATTTTTTGATCCTTGTTGATGTTTATTTTCTATAAAAGTCTGTTTTCTTTTCATAACAGCATTGGGAGATTGTGCTTGTTCTAATGCTTTTTTAAGTATAGATTTATTAATTGAAAAATTTGTAGATTTCTTTATTGTTCTATTTTGTTTAATTAACTTTTGTTTATTTTTTTCATAAACACCATTTTGCCAATGTTCTCTGACAGTATTTGCTATTTTTTGTTTGCTATTTTCATTAAGTGGTAATTTAAGATTATTTTTATTAATGTAACTAAACCCACCCTTACCACCTTCAATAAGATTATAAGTTGATTCACTTACTACAACCAATTCTTTTTCTTTGGTATTCATTTCTAATTCATTATCAAATATATGTAATATTTCTTTTTTAAAGTTTTCTTTACCATGTTTTTTAATGGCTGCTTTGATAAGTTTACCAGAACCCATATAATTATCATCTAAATTTTTGGTTTGATGTTTACCTACATAATATTTGTTATTAATTTTATTAGTAATTTTATAGATAGTATAAAACATTTGAGCTAACCTCGAAAATTATAAATAGTCTTATTGATATTGCTATTTATAATTTTCGAGTGCTTATGTACCCGTAGTCGGATTCGAACCGACAACACACAGTTTTTGAAACTGCTACCTCTGCCAATTGGGCTATACGGGCATTTTAGCTTTAAAAATAGAACCTGTCAATTTACTCACGAGAATCTCCAAAAGCAGATATTACGTAATTACCATTAGCAGGATCCATATCAACTTTGATATCCGGTGAATAGCCGGCATAAACATACCGATATCCACCTGCTTCTTCAAATGTATCTACATAAATTTCAGGTTCACCCATTACTTCAAGATATGCTTCATCAGCAGTTGCATTCTCATATTTATCTTGAAGTAATGAAATGAAGTCTTTTAGTAGCATGATATATTCCTTTGGTGCGCCCACCCCGTTCTGCCCGGAGATCAAGACAGTTATGAGCTGTCGGCTTTACTGTTAAGCTATAGGCGCAGTTAAACTATTACTGATTCTTTAGTTGTTTGATTACCATACCCTTATTATAATCCGAAAGTGGGATAAAGTCAAGGGAAATCGCTGAGGCATTTCCATTTTTATAAACCCATTCTAGCCAACTTGTAATCTCATTTAGCTTCTTAGAGTCCTTGGGAATAAGAACATATGTTGCGGATACAATAGGATAGCATTCATCACAAGAGCGATTAATTACATTTGCTTCATTAGTATCCGACCAATCTGCTTTAGCTACTGCTGCCATAAAGCTTTTATTGCTAGGTGCTACCCAAGCTCCAGTTGCACTCTTTAGCACTGCAGTTGGAATATTATTATTTGTGGCAAAAACTTTTTCAACATAACCGATTGATCCCGGCATGCGCTTTACAGTGGCTGCTACGCCATCATTACCACGGGCGCCTGAACCAGCATTCCACTTGATTGATACCGCAGGCACACTAAAATCTTTATCTTGTGAATGTAGATATGAAACAAACACAAATGTGGTACCTGAACCATCAGCACGATAGACTGGTGCAATTGCCATATTAGGTAGTTTTAAACTTGGATTATCTACAACAATCTTTGGATCATTCCATTTGGTAATCTTACCATTGAAAATATCAACTAGATTTTGCCCAGAAATATTTAAGGTATTTGTAGCAATACCAGGAATATTTACAATAACAACAACCGATCCCATAACCGTAGGAACTTGAAACAGATTATATTGTTTTAGTTTTTCTAGTGTCATAGGAGCATCTGATGCTCCAAAATCAACTGTTCGGTTGATGATTTGATTTTGCCCACCACCAGAACCAATTGCTTGATAGTTAATTCCAAATCCAGCAGATTTAGATTCTTCTGCCCATTTAGAATAAATCGGTGCAGGGAATGTAGCACCAGCACCGTTTAGTACTTGTGCATGTGCTGTTGTAGTCAGTAGAGTTGCCGTTAAGCCTGCAATTACAAATTTCATTTATATACTCCAAATAGTTTCATAACTCGTTGTTCATGTCGCCCACCTTCATATTTAGTCTGAAGGAAATTAGTGATGCAATTCCAGATTTTATCTCTATCAGATGCAAATCGAGCACCAAGTGCAAGAACATTTACATCATTATGTTCTCTTGCAATCTTAGCAATCTCTGGATCATTTGTATTTACACAACGAATTCCAGCATGTCGATTAGCCGCAATTGCCATGCCTACACCAGAACCACAGACCAGAATACCACGACTTGTAGTGTGAGATTCTAGAGTAACGGAAGAACATGTTCTATGGGCATAGTCTGGATAATCAACGTGTGTATTTGGTGCCGGAAAGAAAGTGTGGATCTTATGACCAGAGTCAAAGAGCCATACCGAGATTTCTCGGGCTAGCTCCAGACCTGCATGATCACAACCAATTGTAATGGTATAATCCATTACTTCTTTTCCTCAATATTAACAACTAGAGGCTGAATGGTTAGACGCATTGGCTGTGTAGAATAGAGATAGTGGCCACTCCACTGGCGATAAACACCATCAATATTCCAATAGAAGATATATGGGTTGGAAGAACCATAAGTTCCTTCATCAGATGGTGCTTGGCGAACCACAGAGTGCTGACCGCCGTTATTGCCATGAGTGGAAATCTGTTGTGCACGATCGGGTGCTGTTAGGCGCTTAGAACCAGAAGTAATCTTACCACGAACACCTTCATACATAATGGGCTGTCCGGATTCATTGAATAGAATTACATAACCAAGAAGACCTGGCTTGCTGGTAAGTTCAACTCGGTTCTTGATATTGTCAATTTCAGCATTATCGGTGAACTGAATTGAATTTGCTGCTCGTTGGGCAAGTTCAGCCTGGGCATTCTTTACTTGTGGTTGTGCAGGCTTATCTTCATTACAACCAGTAAGAAGAATAGCGCCAGAAACTAGAGCAACGACGGGGAAGATCATCTTATTCATTATATATTACTCACAAGTTTGAATGTTAAGGGAAGAAGGTGCTTCTCGACCTTGGAAAATCGAGACATTAGTCTTGGTAGCATTTGCATTATATCGAGTCACGATATCACGGCAAGATTGACGTTGTGCAGATAGTTCAATCCGAAGGCGAGAACGCTCGGCAACATCTTTCTCTTCGATATACATTTGTCGGGTCGACACAATTTGATTGACTCGTGCTTGGTATTGTCCATGTGCATCATGGAACCATTCATATTTAGCAATCACATTGTCTGCATCAAATGTTCGATTGATAACACCACCAGCGGTACGAAGAGGTTGGGTTGCAACATTGAGCAAAAATGCCCCACCAGCAACAATACCTAAACAAACACCACCGATAGCGGTCCACTTTAGAGTCTGTCCTGCAAAGTCTTTAAAGTCACTCATCTTTTTTCCTTTTCTGTGTATTTTTATATTTTTAGTCTAAGAGTTCATGAAATACTTGATTATAGACTGGTTTCATCTAGTTCATTTAATGTATGAAATACTTGACGTGAAATATGTCTTGCATTTGAACCCCATAATTGTCTCCAGGCTTCATTACAAATTTGCATTGGTACTTTAACATGGACTTGATCCGAGACTTGACACCTTACTTTACCCCAAACATCATTATATACTTGCATATTATAATCTTTCCATATTACATCATTTTGTCATAGACTATTATATCCATATTTGGGTAAATGTCAATACCTTTTAGTTAAATATGGCTCGAAAAAGTTGCTTCATAAAACCAGGCTTTTTCACTTTGTCTGAGTAATCAGGTGCTTTAGAATTATTCTGTGATTTTTGAAGCATTTCGAGCTCAACACGATCAAGAAAATCAGAAAATCGTTTAATACCCTTTTCATATCCAAGAACATTGAACTTAAGTTCTGATGGAGATGTGATCTTGTTATCAGAAGATTTTAGATGGATAATATGAATGCACATACCACCTTTTACTGCATTTGTAAAAACAGTGTGGATATAATCCTGAAGGTATGTTGCTTTAATATTAACTGTATATGTAAGTTTGTGTGTATAAGATTCAGACATATACACGGTTTTATCTTTATAAACAACCTTAGTTTCAGGCTTTTCATCTAGAAGAGTAGAAACGTTTCCGCTTGAAGCCATTCTACGAAGAGCGCTAAAAGCAGCTGCAGCTTCGTTCTCTCCGGTATCCGGTCGAAGTGCAAGAACAAGAGTCTTACGGAAACGGTCATTCATTGTTATTAAACTCCCAGAGCTTCACGTTCCTCGTCACTCAGTCGAGCCAGCACTTCTTTCTTAAGATTTGCCAACCGCTTGCCACGGTCACGAGCTTCTTCAACAAGCTTGAGTTGATTTTCGATGCTGTCCATCATCCACTCGCTGAGTTCAGCCACCGGACCGCAAATCGAGTCGTAGCTGTTGGGCAGGTTGATCTTGCTGAAGTTGAAGTCATAGTAGAGCACATTGTCATAGCGGTAAAACATTTGCGCATCCACCCCCTGATGATGAGCACGAGCTATGGCATGCAGGAGTCGAATGGATTTCTCAGCTTCAAACTTCTGCTCACGCTCCTGCTGCGCCCGAACCAGTTCCTGCCGTTCACGTGCACGACGCTGGGTAGCCGTTTCTTTGGTCATCTTGACTTCCTTGTTCATAGTCTCTTTATAACCCAACTTGGTATTAAAGTCAACCCACATTCTTACGCAGCTGGACATAAAACTTGTCGTTGGTCAAGGCCCAGGTGATGGATAGACGCACCCCATATTCCTTGGCGGCAGCATACAGTTCAGCCTTCAGCTCAGCGATGCGGTCAGCCCACATCGACCCATAAGCCTCACGAGAGGCAAACCGACCGGTTTCCTCGAGGGTGTCCCAGATTTCGTTAGCGGTCATCGTCATTCCCTTGTTCATCGTCATTCCCTTGTTCATAGTCACTTTATACCACCATCCATAAAAAATGTCAACCGTGACAAATCAATGGGTTAGCATGGCGACCTACCTAACCCATTGATTTCCTTGGAATAAAAAACTTAAATTTTTTGAAAAAAATGTAGGTCTTAATCTTATCAATGGGTTAGCATGACGACCTCTGCTAGCTTTGAGTTAGGCATATGGTATATCCATCCATGGTGGCTTAGGCTGCCCAGAAACCCTTTCTTAGCCTAACCCATTGATATCATTAACTTTTGCTTAAAGCCTAACCCATTGAAAAGATTGACTTTTTGGTTCTATGGGTGTCTGGGCACCATGGTGTGCTCAAACTTTTTTGAAATTTTTTTGGATTGCCTAAAAAAGTTTTGATAATCTTTTCAAAGGGTTAGGTACCTGAAACGGCTAAGTCATTGATATCCTTAGTGTTGACTTTTAAATCAGATGGTGGTATAAAGAGACTATGATGAAGGAAACAAACATGACCGACCTATACTCCACCATCAAGGCCCACCGTGGGCCCATCAGAGTGCTGGTTAACAGCCGAAACGAATTCTTTTGGGTCGAGGTTAAGAAGAGTGACCTGCTCGACCGAGTGATCCATTATGGTTTGGATCTGACCGAGATGGCGGCCCGCCTCGATTCCGACGTGCTCTGGGTCAGTCGCAAGGATTGAAAAATACCTATTGACTTTAATACCAAGTTGGGTTATAAAGAGACTATGAACAAGGAACAGAACATGACCGTGAATCGTATCGACACCAACCTCGTCTGGAATAAACTTGAAGTATATGGTAAGGCCACTGTTAGGAAGGTATTTGATCGTCAAGATGACTTCATCGCTCAGCTCTATGATGGAGCTCGGGACTATGGCGTCAGTCTCTCCATCAAGCGCTCGACAAGTCCATATCATAATGGCCGTATCTATATCTATCTCCGCAAGAACTGCGGCTAAGAAAGGAACAAAACATGACCGTGAACCGTGAACGCAAGCTGGTTTGGCACGAAAAGACCAGCATTGATTTTGAATATGATACCCTGGACGAAGCTATTGCTAATCTTCAGCGTTATCGTGAAGACTATGGTGGCGACGCACGTATTGATGAACGCCATCATGAGTATAGTGACGGAACATACCTTGCAATCATGGTATGTGAACCGGAAACGGACCGAGAGATGACGGACCGTATTACTCGAGAAGAGCATCATGCTACAATACGAGAAGAGCGTGATCGTCATGAATTTGAGCGGTTGAAGAAGAAGTTCGGAAAGGCTTAAAGCATGACTGATATTGTTGTCCTTCTCCGTGAAGGTGTCTTTGGTGGTAAAATTACTAAGACCGATGCCGTTCTTAATGGTCTTATGCTTGAGGCAGCTATTGAGATTGAACAACTTCGTGCCGAGTTAAAGAAAGCTACAACAAGAAATATTAAATCAAGTTGGGAAGGTCATGTAGACCGTCAGGGTGGTTCTTTTGATCCACATGAACATACGGTTTGGAGATAAAGCATGAATGCAAAATATCGTGTGACTCTTTGGGAAAGTGAACGTGGATGGGGTCGCAAGCCTTTCCTGGATCAAGATTTTGAAAGTCTTGAACTAGCTCATGCCTACTATCAGACCGAGAACGCCAAGAACAATCTTTCTTACGTTCCTGATTACTATATCTTTGCAGAGAAACCTGTGCTAGTTGATGCTGATATCAACCCACCAAAGGATTATTGAAATGACTGAAAAAGTTAAGATTCTATTTAGCCCCGGTTTTGGCTCTGGTTGGTATTCCTGGAATACCCAATACCCAGAACTACTGAGAGATGAACGAGTCATTCAATGGCTTGAAGATGGCGAAGATCCTGAAGAAAAGATTGAACTTGTTTCTTATCTAGAAAACAAATATCCAAAAATGTGCATTGGATCTAATCTAGATAGTCTAGAGATTGCCCTTATCCCTAAGGGAACTTTATTCCGTATTAAGGAACATGATGGTTCCGAAATTCTTGAACTAAGAGATAAAGTTATTTGGCAACTTGCTTAGGATAAAATGAACGTGACAAAGAAACGTGTTGTAATTCTGACAGAATTCATTTACGATCATGCAGACTCAGTGATTGTTCGAGGTCAAGTCACACCCAATCCCTTTGACACAGAATGGCTTCTCAGCCAGGTAAAATATACCCTGGAATGTCAAGATTATGGCATCCTGTGCAAGGATGCCGTGCTGAATATTTCTGCCGTAACTGTAGAAGATGTGGTTGACACCGACTAGAGTCGTGCTACAATGCACAGGACCAAGCAAGGACTGACCCAAATGAAGATCCTTCGATTCCACGAGAAGCATGGCGATCGAGTTTTCCTTTTCAAAACCAAAGAGGAATACCAGCTGATCCTAGCGCAGGTTGCACAGGAAAGGTTGGATGAAGGCTATTGGTATGACACTGAGAATGGCAGTGATCAGATTGACAGGTTGTGGCCCATGCGGCATCTCAGTGATGCGGGTCACATTGCACTGCTGCTCAAGCGTCTCCAGGACCCTTTGGAACGGCCCAACACCAACCCCACCAGCTATTATCTGCACCAGGTTGCGCAATGGATGCGAGCTCGTCGGGACTATGAGTATGAGGGCTGGGATGTACTGCCCGTCGAACAGTGTCAACTCACCCACTACGAGGGCAGCGTGCGTCGCACCAGCTCTGCAACATAGAGGTTCATAATATGAAAACACTTGCTAGATTTGCCATTCGCCCTGCTGATAACCAGTATTCAAAGGGCGACCTTATCCTGGGCGCTATGTTTCGAGAGCAGGACACCAACCTGCTCAAACCCAACTATGTGTATGAGATTCGAGAAATTCTAGATACACTTACTATAGTAAATATGGGTGAGAGTTCAATGGGTATGTATCCCATTGAAGCCCAACTTGACAGCCCACTACGAGGTATGGTATCCCATGTTGGATGGTGTTCAGACGTAAGCTATATTCTTAGCGTAGGTGCTGGACAACATTTAGTAACTCGCACTGAAATGAATAGATCATTTAGGAGGTAAAATGGACCGCTGGAAAGACGATTATGAGTCTAATTCAGATTATGATGATCAACCAGATAACCCACAGTCATGGCATAAACCAGAACCTAGGCCCAAAAAGCCAGGTTCTAACTACGTTTGGATTAATGGTCAGTGGCGACAACCTGATTGGGATGATAATCCACAACGCTGGCATAAAGACTAATGAATAAAGTTTTTGATATGGTATTTGGTATACCATCGGTTGGTGTGGATTTTATTGAAATGGATAATATAACCTTAGATCTTTCCAAAGATCTCAAAATATATCTAATATTTGATAATACTAATATTATTAGCAATATACATCTTGAGTTGATCTTTGAAACAAGTTAAACACACAGTAAAACATTTGGTTTCACTTGAAGCTGATTTCTTATTGAGAGTAAAGCTTAGGAATGCAAATATTAGTACAGATATTAGACAGCAACCCCACAGAATTTTAAATCATGATGGAACTCTAAGAACTATTTTAACTGCAATTATACAAGAACACTTTAAACGATAAAAGGTTAAATTTCAATCATGAAACACCAATACAATGATTTTGTCTTTCATAAAGATATGATTATGATTAGAAAGTTGCTTAGTCGACTACGATATCATGACCAAGTAAAATACTGTGGTCCACTAATGCTGTTTGATGGAACTAAACTAGGTGAAGATTATGAGTTCTACGATACATTCTGCAAGGAATGGGATTCACCACGAGCATTTATACCAAAATCAAAAACACGCCTAATAATGGAAAAGATTATTTCTTTACTGGAAAAGCATCAAGTTCCAAATGGATTTGTTATGACTAAATGGACATGGTATCTAGATAGATAAGAATACTAAAAAGGGGCATCACTGCCCCTTTATTTTTTGCCTCTTTCCAGAAGAGTAGTTTCCATTCTGTGAGGTTTATAGAACTTTTCTATAGCAGGAATAGTAAGCATTGGATCGGCAACACCACACATGAATATATCCAGAGCAGCATATCCATGCTCTGGCCATGAATGCACAGATATATGACTTTCTGCTAATATAACAACTCCGGTATAACCAAAGCCTTCACCAAAATGGTGCCAGCGTTCAGATAGAACAGTTGCACCTGCATCAATAGCAGCTTGTTTTAGTACTTCAGCTGCTTCATCCATTTGCCAAAAAGGTAGGGATTTCTCGGCTCCCCAAACTTCCAAAATCAAATGTTTACCTAAAGTTGATATACTTTCCATTCCATGGAAACTCCTATATTAAATAATGGTGGGTTATTTATGAGGTATTTTTAGATGAAATATAAAGCTATATGGATATCAGATATTCATCTGGGGTCTAATTCATGTAAAGCAAATGAAATATGTTCTTTTCTAAAAGAAAATGATTGTGAAGAACTTTATCTAGTAGGTGATATTATTGATGGGTGGAAATTACAGCGTGGATGGAGTTGGAATCAAGCACATAGCAATGTTATTAGAAGATTTTTAACAAAAGCCAAAAGAGGGACTAAAATAGTATATATTGTAGGAAATCACGATGAATTTCTACGAAAGTGGCTAAAACATAAATTTGATGTAGGAAATATCAGTTTAGTTAATAACTATGAATATACTGATATCAAAGGTAGAAAATGGCTAATAACGCATGGGGATTTATTTGACCAAGTTACAAGACATTGGAAGTGGATTAGCATAGTAGGAGATATAGGTTATAATCTTCTTCTTTCTTCAAATGGCATTTTACATTTTATAAGAACAAAATTTGGTCTAGGGTATTGGAGTTTAAGTAAATACATTAAAACTCGTACTAAACAAGCTGTAAATTTTATATATAAATTTGAAGAACATCTAGTCAAACACACCAAAGAAGGTGGATATCACGGAGTTATTTGTGGGCATATACATACGCCAACAATAAAAACATTAAATAATATCACATATATGAATACTGGTGATTGGGTTGAAACTTGCTCAGCCATAGTAGAAACTTATGATGGAGAATTTCATCTTTTAATATTGGAAAATGATAAAATGGAGGTAGTTAAAGTATATTAATGAAAATATGTATAGTATCAGATACCTGGAATAATATTAATGGTGTTGCCACAACCATGAAAGCTTTGGTCCATGAGCTTGAAAAACGTGGTCACACAGTTCTGGTAATAGAGCCATCTTTATTTAAGACTATTAAACCATGGTTTTATCCGGATAATGATATCGCTATCAATTTCTGGAAAACAATTGATCTTATTGAGGAATTTCAACCAGATGCAATTCATATAAGCACTGAAGGGACTTTAGGCTTTGCTGCTAGATGGTACTGTAAAATAAAAAAGAATAATATCCCACACAATACTAGTTATCATACAAAATTTCCTGAATATCTAAAAATTCACATTGGATTGCCATTAAAAGCTGGTTATTTTTTGATGAGATTATTTCATAAATTTTCACAAAGAATATTAGTCACTACAAAAAGTATGAAAAAAGAACTTGAAGATCAAGGATTTAAAAATTTAGTTGTATGGACCAGAGGTGTAGATAGATCTATATTTAATAGTTCCCCAAGAGTAAAATCTTTAAAACAACAACCTATATTATTATGTGTTAGTAGAGCAAGTAGAGAAAAAGGCTTAGATGATTTCTGTGGTCTAAAAACCAATGGGATTAAACTTCTAATAGGTGATGGCCCATATCTAGATAAATTAAGACAAAAATATCCAGATGTTTTATTTTTAGGTTTTAAACAAGGTGATGAATTAGCTTATTATTATGCAAATGCTGATGTATTTGTTTTTCCAAGTAAATCAGATACTTTTGGTGTTGTAATGATTGAAGCCATGGCATGCGGAACACCAATAGCAGCATACCCAGTAACAGGCCCCATTGATGTCATCAACGAAGGTGTTACTGGGTGCATGGATTCTAATCTGGAACTAGCAATTGAAAAATGCTTAACTTTAGATAGACAAAAAGTTATGGACAGTAGCAATCATTTTTCATGGGAAAAAACAACAGATATTTTTCTTGAAAATCTTGTTGTTATTAAGAATGGCGGAGCGCATAGTATTTGAAACTAAAACTTATTTCTAAGTCCACATTCCTTAGCAGGGAAGTCCGGCACGCCTGTCCGGTTTACGCTCCAATATTCAGTGGCGCCGCATGGGGGAATTGAACCCCCGCTATCCGCTGGACAGGCGGACGTCCTACCATTAAACGAATGCGACTTAACTTGGCGGGGGAAATCGGACTCGAACCAATTAAAATTTGTTGCTGTAGTTATCCAGCTGGATAAATCCACACCACGTGGAATCTCCCCCATAACTCTACATATGTAGAGTAACTCTATTATTGGTGGAAGTAGTGGGACTCAAACCCACCAGGCTGGCTCCGTGCAAGGGAACCCCGGGTACTCTGCCCTACCCCCAAAAATTGGTGAATCTTGCTGGTCCCGACCCAGCGACCTCTTGCATGTCAAGCAAGTGCTCTCCCAACTGAGCTAAAGATTCATTATTGTTAACCGCCCCAATTAGTCAACATATTAGTCGGGTAATATCCGATGTAGTTGACATTATCAAGAAACGACCCGTGATCAACTCAGGTTAGGCGATTAAGTTGGTACCTGTGACTGGATTTGAACCAGCAACATCTAGTTTCTAAAACTAGCATCTCTACCAATTGGACTACACAGGCATAAAGTGGAACTCCCGACAGGATTCAAACCTGCAACCAATAGCTTCGTAAACTAGTGCTCTATTCAGTTGAGCTACGGGAGTATAAAGTGGAGCTGATAATCGGACTCGAACCGATAACAACTTCGTTGGCAACGAAGAATTCTACCATTGAATTATATCAGCAAAGTGGTAGCCATCCTAGGATTCGAACCTAGACAAACTTGAGTCAGAGTCAAGCGCACTAGCCGTTATGCTAGATGGCTTCAATAAGATTGGCAGCCTCTCCAAGATTCGAACTTGGACTTTACAGATTCAAAGTCTGTTGCACTACCGTTATGCTAAGAGGCTATATTATGGTGCCGCCTCTCTGAATCGAACAGAGTTTTCACCTTCTTCAGAGGCACGTGAGCACCAGCTTCACCAAGGCGGCATTAAGTCAATTGCAATATGGTTCAATTTCAACAGTTGTAATATGTTTAAGTCTACCAGAACCTTTGCAATTATAGCAAGTTTTATAGATTGTGTCGTATTCTCTTTTATGATAATTGACACATTCTTCGTAAGAAGTTTGACCAGTACCTTTACAAGTTTTACAAAGAATAATCTCTACTGTTTTTGTCATAACTTCCTCACATAATATGGTACCTGATGACGGGATTGAACCGCCGACATTCTGCGTGTAAAGCAGATGCAACTACCGCTGTGCTAATCAGGCATTAAAGTTTACATATAGTTGATCCCTCAAACTCACTTACTCTTGGATCAAGCTTCTATATCGTTATAAATCGTAGAGTTATCCATTTATAACTAAGTGACCGGCGCTAACCGCATATATGTAATTTATAATGGTCCGGATGGAGAGTATCGAAATCTCGGCCTCTAGTTCCCAAAACTAGCGCTCTTCCTCTGAGCTACACCCGGTTATTTTTTAAGTTCAAGAATTCGTTTAGCCAAATAATTCTTTACAACTACTGTTTCTTCATCTTGTTGATCTAGAGGTAAAAGATCAATGACATTTCTCAATTCATGATCAAAGGCTGAAGCTTTAAGCATCTGAATTGAATAACTGTCAGGCATTTAAATTCCTCTCAATCAGTATAAGTTATTTATACCACAACTAGCAGATTTGTCAACAATTAATTGCACCAGCTAGCTTTTTTACCACCATCATATGGTCTAGCATGACCAGATTCTATTAGCATTTTCTTAAGACTCTTGCCATCTAGAATAAGATCGCCTAGAACTCTACCGCCATATTTATCCCAACTTACAAGAATAACTTCATGTCGAGTAGCAGTGCCGACCATTCTCTTAGTAAAGTTTGTAGCTCTAAGAGCCTTATCTGCTTCTGCCCGACATTTAGCTAAACTACCTTTTTCGGGTGTATCAACCTCAATAATCCTAAGCTTTAGGACTTGTTTTAGTTCAACTGGGAGAAATGGAGCATCAAACTCAATAGTATCTCCATCAAGTACTCGAGTAACTCTGTACTGATATGGATTAGCTAGAGCAGAGGTAGCATATAGTGATATTAAAAAAGCTAGAATATATTTCATAAGTTGGAGACTCCACCCAGATTTGAACTGAGATTAAAAGGATTTGCAGTCCTCTGCCTAGCCATTCGAGCCATGGAGTCGATAACGCCATTGTGTATTATAAAAGTTTATTTTAGCAAGATCACTTTTATAATAGTTGAATTGATTTCGTTTAATCTCGGGAAGATTGTCAAACCATTCCCAAAATGACTGATTGAATTCTTTAGTGTCTATATGTTGATCTATATCTTGCATTGTAGACCTAAAAAAATGGCGGAGAGCGGGTACACTCGAAGTCCAAACCTTTTTAAGGGTTCGCATCGCTTTCAAGGCGAGCCCGGTACGCCTGTCCGGTTCACTCTCCGTATTATTTAAGTTGGGGTGAGTGACGGGTATTGATCCCGCTTAGATGGTTTCACAGACCACCGTCCATACCTACTGACTCCACTCACCATAAAATGTTTCGGGAGAGATTACCAATTCTCAAATTAAGACATGGATTGTCGGGTGTTTATCCCACGTCCCCGTATTTATTTTAGAACTTATAAGATGCACCAACCATAAAAATATGGTCATCACGAACACGAGCATTAGAACCATTCATTGAACGGACATTACGCCAGCGAAGATCAGCATCAAGATTATCAGTGATCATGACACGTGTTCCTAGTCCTAGATTATAAACCGGAGAAGCAACACCACTCTTAACTGCACCTAGGGAATCAAAAGCATAACCTACACCTGCCACTGCATATGGTGTTAGAGTAGTGCCAGGGATTCGGTACTGCGGAACAACATTTGCAAATACCATAGTTCCAGAACCTGTTCCGGTCTTCCAAGCATTTTCTACAGTAACTTCACCACGGAGAAAACGATTGACTTGATATCCACCATTTAAACCAATGGTAACTTGATCATTCTTACCTGTAAATGATCCTACCTGCCCACCGACAAAAAATCCACTATCGGAAGCGTTCTTACTCTGGGCAATTGCAACCGAAGTCATACCAAGTGCCATAATTGTAGCCATAAGAATAGTCTTCATATTTATATCCTTTTCATTGAAAAATGGTGGGGAGGATAGGATTCGAACCTACAATGTTTCTAATGTAACAGTTTTACAGACTGCCGTCCCACCACCGTCGGAACAGCCTCCCCATTATTTATTTAATATATCACACTATAGTTAGTGTGTCAATTAAATTCCTTTACCTGAGCTCAAAATTATCTTAGAGATGTGTTCAAGCCTCTCGATATGCTCATAAGCTCTCCAAGGAGTCTTATCAACTGAAACCACACCATGACCTTTAATACCGACAATATTAAACTCAGTTTCACCGGTAGCCATATTTAGCTTCATGTTTTCCATACAAGCTTCAGCTAAATCCCAAGAAATAGGAGGAACATCATCAGTGCTTTTAGCTACTTTAGTATATCTAGCAATCTCAGGAAAGTGATCTTTAAGCCGATGAAGTTCTAGACCAGCATGCATAGCGGCAACTGTATAAGTTGAATGAGTATGAATTACTACCCGAGTTTCCCAATCCTTTGGAAGCAATCGTTGTAGCATGTAGTGCAATGGAAACTCACCCGACGGCTTTAAACCAAGAGAAATATTTGTATAAGGAAGAGCAATTGGTGAACGATCTTCCTTTAGTGAAGTGGATAGTTTCTTAAACTGATCTGGCTTAAGAGTCTGTTTTCGCATATCTGTTGGAGATAGATAGAAAAAGTCTTGACCTCTATAGCGTAGAGATACATTCCCATCTCTAGAAGTCATAAGCCCTTTTTCATAGGCTTCAACCATTAAGTCACAACACGTTTCAAGCATATTTTAAACCTTAAGATGTTTTCTTATAAGAAGCTTTAATATTACCTTTTTCAAGGACTGTAAAGCCATGATCAAAAATAATTTTTTCAAATAAATCATGATTATACATCCAGATATCATCTGCAACAAAAACTGTGCCGATGGTTGATCTTTCTGCAAAGAATTTTGTTTCTAATTCAACTGCTTCATTGTGATGTGGACCATCAAAGAAAACAAATGCATATTGATTTTCTAGTTTCTTAACTTGATTATAGACGGGCACACCATCGCTAAATCTAGCAAAAAATTCACTGTCTTCCATACAAAAGAAAGTAAAATTAATACCTTTGCTAAAAGCATAATAATACAAAGAAGGAATTATTTTATTCCGCATTTCATTTGAATAATCAAGCTTTATGGGCTGGGTTATATCTTTAGAAGTAGGATCACCAGAAACTGGCGTGCCTGGATAATGTTGTGTTACATTTAAATTTGTGCAGATATATTCAATATTTCCATAAGGATCAATACAAAACATTGAACGATCCGTATCTGAATTATATACTAGAGAATCAATGATGATTCTAGCAGAACCACCCATTCTGGTGCCTATTTCAACTATAGCTCCAGGAACATCTTTACACTCTAAAACCGCTTTATGTAAAATTTCATATTCCGAACTATCGGTTGTGAATAAATCATCTAGAAAAAATCTAACTACACTCATATCATTATCCTAAAAGCAAATTGGTGCCTTCACGTGGTAACGCTCCACGATCTAGTCGCTTATGAGACGACCGAGATCACTTGATCTGAAGGCATTTATATTTCTACCACGATACCAATTATCAGGCATCGGTTCATCTAATTTTATTTTTTTATTATTGGTACCATCAGTTATCCAAATGGTACCAAATTGTGAATTTTTCTCACCATTGTGTTTATGTTTGTGAGATAAAGACATTTTTTGTTTTGTATGTGATGTGTGGTTTTTCCCAAAGAAATGGTTTAAAGAACCAATTTTACTAGATAGATATAATGGGTCTTTTTCTAAGATTGCTTTTAGTTTAGAATTAGCAATATTTGAAAGAACAGATCTCCAATTTTCACCATATTTACTTTCTAAAATAAGATCAGTTGCTTTACGACCGTTTTGATATACTTTTGTTTCAGGATTCATAATAGGAGATAATTTATTTTCATTAACATATCCCCATCCACCTTCCCCACCAGGACAAAGATTATAACTACTTTCACTTAAAACTACATATATTTTTTCAGCTTCATCCATTTCTTTTTCGGTATTAAAAAAACCAAGTATTTCTTTCTCAAAGTTTTCTTTACCGTGTTTTTTGATGGCGGCTTTGATAAGTTTTCCTGAGCCCATATAACCATCATCTAATTTTTTAGTCTTGTGTTTACCAATATAAAATTTATTATTAATCTTATTGGTAATTTTGTATATAGTATAGTACATTTAAGCTAACCCTTGATTATATAATAGTCTTATTGATATTGCTATTTATATAATCAAGGTGCTTATGTAGCAGAGGTGGGATTTGAACCCACGATTTCCTGGGTATGAACCAGGCGAGGACGACCGAGCTCCTCTACCCTGCAACTGTTTGATTCTTACGTTTACTATGTTTCGCAATCCCGGAACGGAGCTCGAGGCGCCGAGACCTCTTGAAACACAAGGTTAGCAGGTCGTTCCTGCACACGAGCGTAAGAATCAATTCTTACCGATTTATACTCAACATACTCAGCTGTAGATGGTTGTCCACAATATCTTGATTCACCAAATCAAGCCACTGATTGCTACGTGATTATAGACCGGGTCTCTGGTGCGGAATACGAGATTCGAACTCGTGCCATTTGGGTGGAAGCCAAAGACGCTACCTTTACGCCAATTCCGCTTATTCTTATAGATATTTAGAGAACTCATACATTGCAACCGCAGCGGCAGAAGCAACATTGAGTGAACGAATTACACCACGTTGTGGAATATGAAAGCATGGATATTTATCCGTTAGACAAGTCGGAATACCAGAATTTTCATTTCCAAAGACTAAACATGGTGTGGTTAGATCGCCATTATTATAAATGTGAGATTCAGAAATATCTCTTGATTCTGCTGTTTTATCAATCAGCAATGGCTCAAGATTATAGTCATAAATCATATTTTCAAACTGATTGGCAATCACTTCATCATCAGTAAGTTCATCAAAATCATATTTAACAATATTAGTATAGTGATTGGCACCAACAGTTGATCTTAGATCATAGCGACGACGACCAAAGATAAAGACTTGTTCAGCGCCAAAAATATGAGCAGTTCGAATACAGTTACCAATATTTAGGTCATATTCTAGATTGAGTAGACAAACTGTATATGGTAGTCGAGTAGCATTAGAAATTAACTTCAAATCTTCTACACTCAGATCCTTGTAGTGATCATGAACGTTGAAGGACATAGTATATTCCTTTCTATATTAAAAGTTCTGGTTTGTGGCAGGTGAGGTATCCAATAATATTTATGAGATATTATCTGCCCATTCTCCTTTTATGGATTGATTATATCCACTCTACCTTATCATCGCTAGCTAGCCGATTTAGCGTAGACTTTACTTACCACAATATCTGAACTTACTTTGGGCCTGTAAGTATACCGTAAATGCCGATGGCAAGTAATGGAAGTCCTACAAATAAGAATCCAAATCCTTTACCAAAAAATACACCTACAGCACAACCACAAAGAAACATGCCAATTACAAATAGAATTAATCCGGCAAGCTGGTTATCTTCATTACCTGTCATAGTATAGATCCTTTAAAAGTGGTACTCCTGGAGGGATTCGAACCCCCATAAAACTGCTTAGAAGGCAGTGAACTTATCCAGTTAGTCAACAGGAGCAAATTGTTGATAAACCTCACGTATTGGTCTATCCGTCTAGCATCATCGCAAACCAGGTAATTCCTAATCTGAGCTAGATCAAAATTTTGGTAGGCACGTAGGGAATTGAACCCTATCCCAACAGTAATCAGCTGCCTAAGGAGGTATAAGCTCCTGGTGAGCACCAGCCCTCACGCCCTTAACTAAGATAGTATACCATGGATATAATCAGCTGTCAATTGATTTTCGCTTAATACCACAACTTTTATTTATGTGAATCGTAAGCCTTCTTGATAAGTTCAATTAGCTGAGGATCACGATATGCAAAATCGTCGGGAATATTCAACTGAATAACTTTAGGTCCAGTTGAACCTAGACCAGAAGTATTAATCAGTTCTTCAACAACTTTAGTATGTGCTTTCTCCATTGTCACAATTTCATCAGCCCAATGGAGATGAACGGAATCAATCGGAATCAGAGCATATTCACGAGAAATACCAACAGCACGAGTATTGAAGTTATAAGGTTCTTGTGAAAGAACAAATGCTGTGGTTGGAGACCTAAGAAGACCTGCAGAGCAAACACATAGCACCCGTTTAAATTGGCCCTGGAAGCGATTGCCTGCATTACCAATTCGGTTCATTGTACTCATGTCATCACCTCTCATTATATGATCTTTATATCACAGACTAAAGGAAAGTCAATAGATATTTGGTGCTCTCACTCGGAATCGAACCAAGTTCTCAGGATTACAAAACCCGTGCATCGCCACTTATGCTTTAAGAGCAAGTTTGGTGCGGTAGACGGGAATCGAACCCGCATTGGCCTGATTGAAAGTCAGGGTTCCTAGTCCAATTAGAAGACTACCGCAAACTTAGAATATATCCAGTGTATTTCATCAGCCCAACTGGAAGGCCTCTTCTATATTTCTCTATAGAAAGAGAAACAAGAACTGAATGGTTGTCCTGGTTGGTTTCGATCCAACTACCTTTCGCTTATCAAGCAAATGCTCTCCCAATTGAGCTACAGGACATTAAAGTGGAGGATCAGTGAGGTAACGCTCCCCTTGCGACCGGATTAAAAGCCCGGCTGTAGCACTTGCCTGACATATACGCTACTGATCCAAAGT